CGCCAGGACGGTTAACTTAATGCCAAGGCGCAACACTGTTTAGAGGATGCACGCGAGAAAGGGTACGATCACAGAATGATAGTACTTCGCCCGCCGGTATTCTTTGACGACTATCATTTTATCCCTTCACACAAAAGGGAATATATCAGTTTAATAAACCTTTGGGAGCGTAAAGGCGGGTATATTTTTAATGACATAGCCAAAGCACAACCGGAGCGTAAATTTTTAGGTATTAAGGGTGCTTACGGCGATCAGGTTGTGGGACGTTTACCAAATGTTATTTATAAAGAAAATACACCATATATAAAAGAAGCATGTTACGAAAAAACTCGTGTATTACTAATGCCTTCGATTTACGAATCGTACGGGCGTACGGCTGTGGAAGCTATGTGTTCGGGGATTCCGGTTATCGCCTCCGAAACTCCTGGCTTACGCGAAAGTTTAGGGGATTGCGGGATATTCATACCACAAGACGCCCCGATCAGCAAATGGATTGAAGCCATAAAAACACTTGACAACGAAACGTATTACAGCGAACTTTCAGAACGCTGTATTGAGCGGGCTAAGAAATTGAATAATGAATCACTTGACGAATTAGAGGCTGTTAACGAATTTATCCAATATGAACAAGCACATACGTAATGAAATAACAAAATTGAAGCATAAGAAGCGATGTAAAGTATTCGGAATTAAACCTGAATTACATTACTGCTATAAGGCTCAAGCCGTTCCGTGTAGTTGTGTTGCATGCGCAGGGAATAAGTATAAACGCAAAACAAAAATTAAATATGAGCAAGTATATAGTTAAACGAAACTTTGCCAAAAACTCAGGCATGTTATACACAGGTACAATTATAGAGGATGTACCGGAACCATTTTTAACAGACTGGTTGAAAGCTGGATTAATAGTCCCGTTTGACGGTAGCGGCATTAATGAAATACCGGCTTCCATCAGCACGGGCGAACTTAAACTAATCAGGCAGGCAGAAGGCAAACCGAAAAACACGAAAAGAAAATGAAACTCCTAACGACAACCGATGTAACAGTAGAACCTATCCTTGCAGCCGATGTAAAAGCGTGGCTGTCATTAGATACGGATTCTCAAAATACGATGCTTGGAAGCATAGCCAAGGCAGCACGATTGAAGATTGAGCGGTTAACTGGAAAGGCTATCTGTGAGCGGGTATTGGATTATACAATTGAGATGCCTGTTTACGGCGTTCTTGAATTACCTTACCCGCCCATTATTTCAATCACAACGGTTAAGTTAATTGCTTCAGACGGGACCAGCACAACGGCCCCGGCTACTGATTATTCGCTTGTCAATAACGATCTATGTTATTCGGGCGGTATTGGTTCGGTTGTTAATGTGGCTTACAAAACAGGGCTTCCGGCTACCGAAACAGAAAAGCAGTTGATTTTGAAGCAGTCGGCTTGGGATTATACACATAGGGGCGACTCAGTGGCAGAACCTTACAGCCCGGATGTGATGGCTGAGATACGAACAATAACAATTAATTCAGGCTTTTAAAATGGCTACACCTACAATCGGACAATTAAGAAACCGCCTTACATTCAATAGAGATGTGACCACTTCGGACGGGTCAGGCGGAACAACATCTGTTAAGGTGCTGGATTTTGAATTGTGGGGGTTTATAACAAAGGTATCTGATTTTGATGCTACACGCGCGGGTCAGGAGGTCGGTTATAATGCTGTTGAAATATGGGTGCTTTACCAGTCGGATAAATATCCAAATAAGCAACATATAATTGTTTGCGGCGATTACTATTATACGATCAACGGGATAAGGGAAATTGACGAGGCGAGGCGGTGGGTTGTAATGTCGGCAACAAGGAACCTGGTTGATGCAAACTATTTACCACCACCACCACCAACGACAAGCTACACGGCAGATACTGATGTGATAACGGCAGACACAACATTAATAACAGCGGATTCAAACTAATGGAAGTAACGGAATTTTCTTTAAAGCGTGTACTTAAAACGCTTGATGCTGTGGGTAACAAATATCCAAAGGCAGTAGTTAATTTGCTTCTTTTATATATGGTGTATTTTCTTTATAAACAACATTTGGTAAACGTCCCACAACCTGATCGCCGTAAGCCCCCTTAATACCTAAGAATTTACGCTCCGGTTGTGCTTTGGCTATGTCATTAAAAATATACCCGCCTTTGCGCTCCCATAAATTTATCAAACTGATATATTCCCTTTTGTGTGAAGGTATAAAATGATAGTCGTCAAAGAATACCGGAGGGCGAAGTACAATAATTCTGTGATTGTATCCCTTTTCCCGTGCATCCTCTAAACAGTGTTGTGCATTGGCAATCAGTGAACAGTCCTGGCGAACTTCAACCATACGATTGTTAAACGTATTGTGAAGTATAACATAAACAGGTTTATTAAAATTCTTTGCGCTGTTCATTGCCCGCCCCGTTCTGCCCAGATGAGTTATGACAATATCGCACCACTGCGATAACTCCCATTCGTTATCAGGGTTCTGTTCGTAAAGTTTAACACCGTCTAATTCATGGCACGCAATATCCTGAGTAAGTACGCTTACTTCATGCCCAACTGTAATTAAATACCTGTTCAATGAATGTAGATAATATTCGGCTCCTGCGTTGTGCCTCGTTGGATATGCATGCACCTGACAGAAGATCTTTAATTTGCTCATAAAACTATCATTTTATCTGTGTAAACATCTGTTGCTTTTATACTCCATGCCTTTTCGCCAAACCAATTCAAAGGGATAACTACCTTACCGTTTTGTTTTGACAGCCACCAGCCCCACCAACACAAAGTAGAATTGCTCAAAATAAAGTGAGTGCATTTAGTCATCAGTTGCAGGTCTTTTATATAGTGGTTGCCCTTAACATAAATAAACCTATCGCCAAGCATTTCACGTGCCTGATCTGGTGAATCTGAGAAAACAAATACGGGGCCTTCAGGCATGTGTTGTAGTGCCTTTTCGTAGTATTCAATTCCCTGCAAAGGATGGTAGAAGTCGTCATAGTCGCCCCGCCTTACATGAATGGCAATAGCACCCTCCGGCATATCATCAACCTCGTTGGCAAATTCAAAATAATGCCTTACCAAATCTTTGCAGTGGTCAAAATATTTTTCTGACTGCATGTGTCCGATCAAATTCTGATTATCTGGTAGCGTTTTTATATTATGGTAGCCCCATTGAATATTGTAGTTATTAAAATATCCTTCGGGTACTTCCGGTAGCTTATTTTTAAAGTAGCTTTGAATGTCGATATTTTCAGAACTGCCAAACCTCTCTAAATGATCGTAGTTCTTCCAATAAGGGAACCCATAAGTATAACCGTGCCGGGTCGCTAAGCCTATTGTGCTTGCTACCTGGAACATTTGGTTACCCAAACGGCCATACCTTCCGAGTTCTTTAAACGTTAGCATACTTCACCTCTAAATAATTAGCATCGTGTAATCTCACAGTACCATTGCATATCGTATTCGTTGCCTGTCCGTCCCATTCTGTTATCAGAACGCTTGTATCAACAAAATCAGGTAGCCCATATTTCATAGTCATTCGTGCGTAAAAATCACAGTCCAGAAGCCAGTGCAAATCCCTGTCAAACCGTAAATCCGTTTTGCGGAATGCTAAAGCGGATGGGCTTCCGTAAGTGTTGCACCCTAATGCAAGTTCCTTTATTGACTTTGGATGGTATGGCTTATGATCGGCCCTGTCATTGTTGTGTTTTGATGTACAAAACCCCCAGAAATTTATTGCCTCAAATTTCGATAGGTCACATCCTGTCAGTTCATCATCCTGAAACAGTACCTTTATCAAATCGCCGGTAGCAGTATTAAGAGCGTTGTTTAAGTTTGAAGCCGCGCCGTTAAATTGGTTTCTTGTGTAGGTAACAGTTGAATGTAGCTTATTTGGAAGAAAACTACCGTCCATTGAAACAATAACCTCGCATCCTTCGGGTATTGACTCAATGGCACGTTCAAGGAAATAATTTCCTTTGCCCTCCATTTTATAAGCCGGTATTACTACACTAACCATGATCTATCAAATGTTAAATCCCTATCCGGGAATAAGTCAATAAATTCCTTGCGAACAAATATCATATTACCGTTGTGCATCAATAACTCATAACCTTTTGAGTTGCCAAGTTTTAGCATTGCCGAGTAGTTTGTTCCGCGTTGTGGTGTAAAAAAATCCACTTCAGGATCCAGCGAAGAATTGATTTCGATAATTACAACTTTCGATGTACCTTTATATGCCTGCCAGCAAGCGTAATCATTACCGTCAATATCAATGCTTAACAAATCAAGTTCAGCGGGAACCAGGTCGTTAACGTTGTGTTCCGTTACAAACTGGCCTGTGTTTGCTTCTAACTGAACACATTGCCACCCTTTATCAATAAGGTTTCGCGTATTACTCAACCAGTACCCATCAGCGGCCCCAAATTCACAAGCGTTGCCAGTTTCAATTTTAAGGCGTTTCATTATTTCATCAATGATTCCGTCCTCTCCAAACTGAGAATAAATATTTTTTTAGAATGTTTTTATAGTCTTTACCATTCGTTGTTGCGCTTTCTGTGGTGATTAAACATAACAGGATATTTCCCTTTGTACTTGTATGGATTTGGGTTCACTGAGTCATTTACTTTTGAAGGCATCCAATAGGGGGCTATTTCAAAATAAAGTTGCCACATTGTTAATATTGCCTGGTCCCATCTATGTTCCTGAAATCCTGGATAATTTGGAGTTACGGAAGGCGAATCATCTATTGCCCCCGGAGATTGACAAGT